TTGGTTTTTCTCAGCCAAGATTTTGATCATGCATTGCGTGACTTCATGCACTTGAGGCGAAAAGACTGGAGAGGCTTTGATCTTCTTAGATTTTTCAGAAGAAGATGAAACACCCACCTCGGCGTTAGCCGATGCGACGCTAGTCGCTTCCGATGAGGGGGCTATAGGGGTGTTTATTCCTTCTTGAGATGTTCCTTCTTCTGGATGTTTATTCTTATGCTCCCCGTTTTCGGCATCCCGGTCACCGGCTTCCCGGTCATTAGAACGTCGGTAACATTTTTTGAATTTCGGTGTCTCCGAGACGAAGTACATAACCCCGGACTTAAGAGATCCGCCTTTGGGATTCTTGACAATTCTATCTTCTCTCTTGATGTATCCCGCATTGATCGCTTCTTCAAAAAGCTTATAGACTTGGTTTTTACCCATATGTTGTTTTACATGATTTATTACTTGCTGGATTCTGATCTTCCATCCAGATTTATTAGAAAGTAGGTAAATGATAAGCCATCGGCAATCTGGAGAAATGGACATATCCCGGATTAGATCGTTTCTAATCATGGTATATGGATTTTCTTCATCATGGGGACATCTTTGAATGAAAATGTTTTCGTTGTGATTGACTGGTAATTCTTGGTCTGTCATAATGTGCCTCAGTTAGAATGTGTCTTGTTGTGCGTTAAGGTCTAATTCATAATAAGAGTCTTTAGAATGGGTAGAGGTAAACTGCCCATTCTTACTTCTCCTTCTTCCTTCTGCAATACTGCGTGTAATAATCTGGATATTTTTCAACAAATCGCTTTCGGTATTCGGCAAATTTATCTTTGTTCTGAGCATAATAAGTCCTCATGTATTCTCGTCTTTCGTCATCACCGCCGTAACGTGTACGCCACGCCCGGACTCGTCTTTGATACTTCACATTTCTTTTGATGGTACACTTCTTGCATTCACTGCGCCATTTGCCCGCACATGAGTAGAAGTCCTTCACCTCTTTTTCTTTCTTACACTTACTACAAATTTTAAGTATTACCATGCGGTACCTCACTTGTGCAGAAAAACGGCACACCATCTTCCAACATCTTTAATCCATGCAATCTAACCAATATCTCAAAAGGCTTGTCCGTAGTGGTTATGTAACCCAATGTTTCCAATACCCGTAATTCCGGGAAATCTTGCATGAACAGCGAAAATACCTCACCCCGCTGTAATCTTAATCCACATAAATCTAGCCACACCCGCGCTGCCTTTGTACTTCTATTACCAATGATTTCAAAGCATTGATCGCAGCATACAAAATGGTTATCCATCATCACCAAGGTCAACTAAAGTTATAGAAATGCCATTATTGAACGGCTGCCATTCAATCAGATTTTCGCGTGCGAGTTTCTTGATTTTGCTGCGGAAACAACGAAATTCTTCGGACATATCTATTTCAATAAGATCTCTAGAGAAAAAAAATGTGCCATTAGAATCAGCTCTATTCAGGCATTGCAAATATGCCGAAAGTGCCTCTGGGCAATGGCGTGAGATTCTTTCAAGGACTTCTTGGGTGGTAAGCGCGTGGATATCCATTCATCCTCATAAATAAATTTACTCTGGACTAAATGGATTAAGGTGTGTAAACTAGCGGGCATTCTTATGTGCTTATTCGTCTCTTTGCAGGAGACGAGCTAGGATACTTGGTTTACTACACCTTTTATCCATTCATTCCTGCCTCCCACTTCGGGAGGCATTTTTTTTTCTAAACTAACTCTTCTTTTTAATGATGTCTATTCTTTTCGCTGTTCAGCCTTCTGAGATTTTGCATGCTGGTAAATTTCAACGACTTTAGCTTCATTTAAATCAAACTTATCAAATATTTTTTTTATGGTCAATATTTGGAATTTATCGCTTACTGTCTTGTTATCCCAATGGCAGTAATGTATTTTTCTTTTAGGGTTCAGCCACTTCTCAGGCATACGAACCCAAACTTTATTTGCAGCAGCGTAGTAGCATAAATCAAAGCGCATATAAAGCTCATAGTATCTCAATAGGCCAAAACCGATTCTAAACTGGTTAGGCCTAATCGTTAATTCAATTATTTCTACGTCCATAATATCCCTTGCATTTATAAAAAAAAACTTGTCACAACACGGCCCATCTGTTACTTTAAAAATGAAATTAAAACTTTAATTTTACAGGTAACACGCTATGAAAGAGGTATGGAACGAAATCTTGAGTGCCATTGATCCCGTATTTCTTCAATGCACCATAAGGCTTGGCATCTTCCTGCTTATAGTAACACTGGCTCTTTTATATGTATTTTCCTGAATGGAACGGCTTTGATGACGATCTATTCCTACTCATCATAGTTTTTATTTTTCTTATTGTAATGTTGATACAGAGAAACTTTGCATGTCCATAGATAAAAAGTCTAGAGAAAACTATCTGAGGGTAACTCATGTGTTGTCCCCCTTTTCGGGTTTAGATCATGTAGATCCCGATATTTTAGCCCATGCCGCGGATAGAGGCACTAAAGTTCATAAGATATGCGAAGCCATTGCATCTGGTCTCGGTGAGATAGGCGTAGATGATGAAACCTGGGGTTATGTTGAATCTTTCAAACAATGGTGGGCATTAGGAATTAACGTTGTCTCCATGGAAGAAAGGTTTTGGGATGATGAAATCTGCCTCACTGGCCAAGTTGATTTCATCATACAGACGCAACACGGTCTAGCCATTGTTGACCTTAAGACATCAAGCAAACCTTCAAAGACATGGGCGGCACAAGGCTCGGCCTATGCCTATCTAGCCAAGAAAAGCGGATATGACATTAAGAAAGTCTATTTCATTCATCTAAACAAGCACGGCAAAGCACCTAAGATTATTGAATACATCGTAGATGATTCTTTTTTTTTAGCCATTTTCAGAGTGTTTCAACACTTCTATCACAAAAGGTAAGGCATGAACAATCTAAGCAAACAAATGCAAGAAAGACTAGACGCGTGGAGAAAAAATACACTCCCGGTGGCTTCTACAAAAAAGGTTACAGGAAACTACGTAGGTAGGCGCGGGGATTATGGGGATGACATAAGAGATTTTGAAAGAAAGGATGAAGAGGCTTGGCAAAAGCAGTTGGCCTCTGATCCAGTATACAGGAGATACTCATGAGCATGATAGTTGCCGATCCCGGAAATCCTCCGGTGTTACCAGATCGTTATAATGAAATAAACATTACGCCTTACACACCCAAATCTCTTGCGCCAAGTGAGCATGAGATGATGGTATATCACACCATGGCTGAGCAGGCAGTAAACAGTAAGATGTATAAGGGCATAGGCGATAAAGCTGGTGTCATGATGATTATGCTGGCAGCCAGGGAACTAGGCATTCCTCCTATGCAAGCCTTGAATCGTGGGCTTAACATCATCAATGGTGCCGTGGAAATCTCCGCCCGCATGATGAATGCCTTAATCCGCAAGTCCGGTCACCAAATCAAAATCGTTGAGAGCACAGAGCTTATTTGCGTTCTTGAAGGAAAACGAAGAGACACTGGTGAAGTTCTTAAGACCTCCTTCTCTGTCGCCGAAGCTCAAAAAGCTGGGTTGGTAAAGACTGGCGGTGGCTGGCAGAAATGGCCTAAAGATATGTGTTTCGCAAGAGCGTTAAGTCGGCTAGCTAGACAGCTATTCAGCGACGTAATCGGAATGGGTTATGTTGAAGGTGAACTTGGTGGAGACGTGGTGAAACCATTAGAAATAGGTTCAACTTCCGATCAACTTACTGAAACACAAGAACATATAGTAGAGCATGAAGTCACTCTTGAAGAAGAGGGTTCACCAGAATACATACAGAAATTTATTGACCTATTTGATAAAGAAGATAAGTTTCTTGCAATGGAATATTTGAATGCCGTCATGAAACACTTCTCCTGGACTAAGTTTCAGGCTATCCAAGAACTGCTGAAAGATCAGAAAAGGCTCTTTGATAAGTTTAATTCGTGGAAAGAAAAGATTAAAAAGATGGAGGAAGCATGAAGACTTTAATGTGTTTAGTGATGTGTTTAGTATGCACGGCTTGCACATACAATGTTTCTATGGCTCATACGGAAGGAACAGCCACAGACACTATTGACGATACACAAAGCAATACGCCAGACATCTCACCTACAGTTTCAATCCCGGCCAGCGTCATATGATAAAAGTAGGGGTTGATAAGATCGGTGAGAAGCCAAGAAAGGTCACATACAAAGATGTGGCCTATGACAAAAATGGTTGGGCTTTGCCTGACCAGTACTTACCAATAGATTATGATCTTATGTTCGTTAAGATTGCAGGTAAGAAATCCACTTCCGCTTGGGTATGTGGAAAGAAATGGTTTGGTTTGAGGTTAGATCCCAGCGATGTTGTTGTTGCTTGGAAGCGCAAACCTCAAGAAGAATAGTGTAAAGCGGTTTTACATATGAAAGATGGGATGAGACAATATGCCTTTAAAAGCAGGAAAATCCAAGAAAGTTATCTCAGAAAACATAGCGACGGAGGTGCGGGCAGGAAAGCCCGTGAAGCAGGCCGCTGCCATCGCATACAGCAAAGCAGGGAAAGCAAGAAAGAAGAAGTGAATGCTGCCGTGGAGTTATACGGAAAATTCGTACAACTAACAGAGCAAGTTATTCCTAATGTTCCTTTATCAGAAGAAGAGCAGTTGGCTTTAGATATCTATACAAAAGCATTAAAAGAATCATCAACAAAATTGAGGCAATTAGATGAAGAACGGAGAGAAAAAGAAAGTATTGAAGCATATCAAGGAAGACAGCAAGGAATTCAAGAAACAATTAGCGGACGACAAGAAATTAGCAAAAACATTGAAGAAAGGAAAATAGTCATGAAGAAAATGTCAAAACATGAGAAGCATGAATCTAAAGAAAGCAAAAAAACAGAAGCTAAGGAAGATAAAAAAGAGAAGAAATCAAAGTCTAAACAAAAGTAAATTGTTTCCAAATCCCCACGTTGGCGACGATCTTCGTTAAGATCCACATGTCACCATATGCACCTGTTGTGGGGTTTTCTCCTACAGCCCAAATACACCCAAATGGATAGAGTTTACCGGTTTCAGGCTGACGATAGTCTGCACCTGTAGGCTCTCTATTTCGGGTTACGATGTTAACGATAGCAACGTTTTGGCCAACATATCGGCGTGGATTGTTAGGACTTACACCAGTTAGACTTGTCATAAAACTTATTCCATGTTAGATTGTCTAAGATTTAATAAAGGATTTTACCCATGAATAAATTCTTATATAGCGTAATGTGCCTTTTTTTACTAGTTTCCGCTAGTTTGATGGCTAAATCAGCGGAAACTGGTTATTCATCTGACATCTGCATAGGATGCGAAGATGATTGCACCGACATCTATGTCTACATGCACTACAAGATGAAGGAAATCCACCGTATGCTTGTCAACTACGAGTTAGATGGAGACATCCATGTAGTCAATTTTGACTATCACGTTGGTTATCTAAATGGTCAGTTCGCTGCTTATAAAAACCTTGAAGATCGTTTTAGCCAACGCGAACCGCGCTAAGTCTTCCGTTTACTGATATAGCACCTGATGCATAGTTTGCTTGCATAACTAAATAATATGTTGTTGTTGCCGATAATGTAACTCTAAATGCTGGTACAGAAACAGAAACAGAGTTTACCCCTACAACAGTAGTGTTAAATGATGTTTGCTGATCCCCATCAGTTCCTTGGATAGTGTTGGTTACTGTACTAATGCCGACAATACATGCAGCGAGAACGTTAGTTGTGCTGAATGATCTAGACATTGCGGTAACATCCCATACACCAGCTGTTAATGAAATACTTGTGCCTGTAGTAGGTGTGCCGCTAGCAGGCGTAGCATTGGTAAATGTGGACGTAACTCTTTCTCCTAAAAATCCAGCAGAAGGAGCGGTGTTTCGTGATCCTATAAGAGTTCCCGAACCTGTCTGAGTGGTTGTGTTGATTTTAAAAGAAGTACCGGAGAACGTTAGGCCAGAGTAAACAATCGCGCCAGCACCGGTAATGGCGTTGGTGTTGGTAGAATTGATATCAGTAAACTGGACAACAGCTGTTGCAGAGATTGTAATTGCCGAAGCACTCCCTGCCTGAACCCCACAGTATTTAATGCTTTGAATTCCACTTCCGCCAAGAGTTAAGGCAATTGTGTTTGTGGCGGCTGTGCTGAAGTTTGAGTAGCCGCAACCAATTGCAGCAGTTGACGAAGTTGTGATTGGGAAAAGCAGGTCTGAGTATGAAGAGTTGAAAATACCAGCCGAAACAGTTGAAGCTGTTGTGGCGTTACCTGTATTTGTAATTCTGCAATAGTTGATAGCTAAAGCACCGGCACTTGAATGAGAGAATAAGGTAATTGCTGTAGTTCCAATGTTTCCTTCGCAGTTATTAAGTGTAAGTGCAGCAGAAGAACTAGAGGAACTAAATGTAATACCAGTGTTATTAGAGCAGTTTACATAGCAATTATCTACATAAAGATTAGAAGCTGCTGAACCGGTAATTGCAATAAGAGCGGCTGAGTTGGTTACAAGTCGTAACCCACTGAGGGTGGAAGTACCCGCACCTGTCATCGTTAGAGTTCCGGTGATAGAAGGAACGTTTAGAGATCCCCCACCAGATAAAGAAGTGATGTTAACGCCTGGCGTAATGGTTACGTTTTCTGTGACTGAATCACGTAAGGCAATAGTATCCCCTGAAACCGCATCCGCCATCGCAGAGGCTAGAGTTGTGTGAGTTCCGTTAGCCGCAGAGGTGGCAACGATCAGTCTAGGGTTCCCATAGTTGTTTGTGCTTAGAGCATGCGTAAGAGCCATTATTAACCTATTATGTTAATGTCCATGTTCCAGTAAATCCAGCAACCGCACACCAGCAAGAATTAGAAGAGCGATAAACCAATTCGCAAGAGTCCCCTTGTAAGGTGCTAACAAAGGTTCCTCCAGAAGATGAAACCAGCGATCCCATGCGGATAATCTTACCGGCTGTTGCCTGGATGGTTAAAACTTGTGAGGCGTGATCAACAAAGAATTTAATGGTGTCTCCTTGAGCCGGAGCTGCCGGAAGAGTTCCGGTTGCAGTTCCCGTGATGAAGTATCCATTGTTTTTCAGTGGAGAGAAAGCTCCAGACACGTCAGTCCACGTAAAACCAGCACCATTTAACTGGACAAATCCGTTAGAATCTACAGCAAAAGAAGTGGAGTCATAGTGAGACACACCGTTCTTAGTAGAATCGCTTGTCGCGTTGGTGGTTGATCTTTGAATTTGGATGGTATATGTGCTTGCCGCCAACGAGTTGGTTCTGATTACGTTGGCTCCAATAGTCCCCGCAGCGACTTGCGCACCTGTCACGGTGATAAGGCCTGCACCGGTTGGAGCTACTGGGTTAGTTCCTGGGCCAGTAAAAGCATCCACTTGGATAGAGTCTATCGCCAATCCTCCACCGGATAGAGAAACGAATCCGTTTGCGTCTACCGAAAAGTGAGCAGAGTTAAAGGCTGCTAAACCAATATTTGTTGCATTGGTAGAAGCGATTGCCTGCGTAATCTGAATTTCCAAGGCCATTGTGTTTGCGCCTGTCCCATTCGTTCTTACAGGATTTGTGCCAGCAGCCACAACCGCACCATTAAAGGTGACTAGCCCAGTGGCGGCAGGAACAACAGGAGAGGTGCCTGTTTGCATGGCGAAGGAGTCAACCGCAAGCCCTGCTCCTGCAAGAGAGACGAAACCATTAGCATCCACGGTGAATTGGTTGGAATTGAAGTGAGAAACACCGTTTAAAGTTATGTCAGTTGCAGCAGCCGAAGTTGACCGCTGGATTTGAATTGTATAGGTATTAGCTGCCAGAGAGTTTGTGCGAATGACGTTAGCACCAATGGTTCCTGTGGCTACCTGGCCTCCGGTGACCGTAATTAATCCGGCAACGGTAGGCGCGACAGGGTTTGTACCCGGTGCCGTTGACGCATCAACCTGGACGGAATCTATAGCAAGCCCACCCCCCGCAAGAGAAACAAAGCCATTGGCATCAACAGAGAAATGTGCGGAGTTGAAAGCTGAAAGGCCAATGTTAGTAGCGTTAGTAGAAGCAATGGCTTGGGAGATTTGTACCTCCATAGCCATCGTATTTGCGCCAGTGCCATTAGATCTAATAGGATTAGTTCCTGCGGCAACGACTGCTCCATTTATGGTCACCAATCCTGTTCCGTCAGGCACTATTGGACTTGTCCCTGTTTGAACGGCAATAGAATCAATAGCTGCACCGCCTCCAATCAAGGAGACAATACCAGCGGCAACCGTGAATTGCGCAGGGTTAAACTGAGCCACTCCTTTAGAAACGGTGGTAGTATCGGCCACAGTGATAGTGATGGTATTGCTACCAGCTGCCGTAGAAACACCCTGAGACAAGTTGCCTAGGATGTTAATTACGTTAAATATCGCCGTGGCTGTCCCTGTATTTCCGTTGAAATCAATAGGAATATCAGGATTGCTGTTGATGACATTTAGAATTCCTGCCTGACTCATCTGCTTTCCTGATTAGTAATGTCCAGCTTCTTAACTAACTGATAAATATTCTCAATCTTTCTTTCTACTAACAAGATCTGTCTCTCATTATTAGAAGATCTAAGAACAGCATTCTGACCATTCAATTCAACTAACTCAATCCTCTGATCTAACATCTTTTTAAGATGCGGCAGTTCAGAAGGAATAGAAAGAATCTCTTCTTTATTAACTTTGAGTTTGTTGTCAACTTCCTGAGTGAAGCGATTCAAAACCTGTGTGAAATCCTTACGGATTGAATCCCTCTCCCCTTCAAGCTTTTGAAACATCTGTGCTGCAAGAGAAAATTTCTCATTGAAGTGTGATAATTTCACACATTCGCTCAATGTTTGTTTAAACACTCTAACTTGAGATTGCATCTCATTGATTTCTTTCTGGAAGTTGCTTAGCTCTTGCCTGAATTCTTTTAAGCTCAGCATCGTTGCTTCCATCACCTGACTAATCTGGATGTCGCAACACTTCTTATCCGAACCTTGTGTAGCGTGGTTTTCTTCAACTACACCCAACAGTTCTTCCAGTTTTCTATCCAATGACTGCATTTTCACGTTGGTATTATAAACAAAGTCTTCATCAAACCTTTTCTGTTGAGCGGCTTGATATTCTTCTTTGCTAATACCTTTCTTAGATGGTTCCATAAACATACTCTACGTAGACTGCTCCAGATCCAGGGGCACTTGATTGCTTCACATAGATGATGGTTCCCTTGGCCATAACGAAACTATCGTCTTTGCCTGGCACCATATTTGCTGTTAAGTCAAACAATTTGAATGTTCCCTTGGGTAAGTAAAGCATTCCTGTAGCGTTTGTGTTGTCGGTACTAAAAATCATCCCCGCGTCGGTATCATTGGTTATGCAGATGATGCGAGGTTCAACCGTTAAAGCTGAACCAACCGCTGCATAAACCCCAGAAATCCCTCCGAAAGCTAATGTTCTTAGCGTGTCAAAATAGACTTTCTTAGCTGACATAAGGACTCCTATTAGTTAACGATTTCCCAACCGATTACTGACACGTCAGAGGCTTGAGCCGCAGTTGCGTCTGCTGGTTGAACCGCTCTGATTGTGAAAGAAGTACCCGCTGTTCTTGTAAGGATGCTTAAGTTTCCTGTCGCAGCTGCTCCAGTTGCTCCAACACCTTGGCGATAAATACGAATTTGTGAGTTGGCAGTCACCGCAGTTGTTGAAACCACAGCTTCTCCAGCAACTAAAGTCACTGTGCCCGCTGAGTTCGCACCCGCTGCGATTGTGGTCGCAACGCTTGTGTAAACGTCTTTATTACCTGCTGTACCCCTAACGATATTACCGTTTGTGGCTGTGATATTACCTAAAGTGGCTGTGACGGTAGTTCCTGCTGTGACAGAGGTACCTGCTGACACTGAGCCAAGAGTCGCGGTAATATCTCCAGCTGAGGCAACGATATTACCTAAAGTAGAAGTGATCCCCGTGCCGGCGGTGATGGTTGTACCTGCGGCAAGAGTAGTGGTAGTAGTCAATGAGCCAGGAGCGACAATTGCTGATGGCAACGATAATGTAATCGTGCCAGCCGTTCCAGTTGTGACTAGTTGATTAAGCGTCCCCAGGATATCAATATTCCCGCCAACAGGAGAGATAGCTCCGCCGCTGTCTCCAGTTAAAGTAACCACGCCGCCAGTTGCTCCAGAGCCTAAAGCAATCCAGACTGTTCCCGACCACATGTATGCTGAATCAGCTACCGTATCAAGATAGAGTTGTCCTTTAACAGTTGGTCTATATCCCCCTGGTGGGGCAATCTTTGCGAGCGTTAAATCAGGTGGAGCAATCGCTCTAACCCCTTTATATTGTGTTGGTGACCTTTCATTAGACATAAAAACCCTCCGGGAGTTTAAAATAATTACTTTACATTTAGCTCAAAATTTTTTTAAAGTCTTCAAAATTCTGTTGGTATTGTGTTAAAATCGCAGTGGTGTTAGTATTACTACTTACAAAGGATTTAATATGTGTTTTATTGTAGGAATATTGATTTGTGTATTATTCGGTATCGTTAATACAATATTTGATTTAATCTAAATCAATATCTATTCCTTCCTCTTCTAAATATTTCTTCATAGCCTCGTCGGTTGCCTTCATAGCTCGTGGTGAAGCATTCTTAATGGCGTGCAATCCCTTGATGATTAAGTTTTGAAATCTTGGGTCTGTCAGTGACTTCTCGGCTAGTTTCTTAACCATTGCGGTTCCACCTTTTGTGGCCACAACTTTAGCTAAACCTTCCCAGTCACCTTGATAGAGATAGTAGCTTCCAATCGCTCCACGCCCAATGTCTGCGGCAGTTCCAAGCCTAAAGTTGTTAGCTACCTTCCACGCTTTATCAAAGTCTTTAATCTCTTTACCCGTCTTAGCAACCATACGAAGATTGTTAGTCTGTGTGGCTCCTAAAACATCTTCCATGAGATGAACGTTTTCAGGTTTGTCAAAGACTTTGTATAGTTTTTTGTAATCAATACCGTCTTGAGTTGCTGTCTTTTGAATGAGGTTATGCACCTCTTCGGCTTGATATGCTCGGCGTACGCCTGCATTAACTTCTTCAAATCTGTTAGCTAGATCCCTTCCAGCTCTTCCCTCAGATCTAAAGGTATCCTTAATACCATCCTTCACCTGATTGATGAGTCTATCTTTCTGAGATCTACCCATCCACTTCCCGGCTGCATTCAATTCCTTATAAAAGTTCATGAATGATTCAGCGGTTGGGTATTGCGTTGAATGGATTGCCGCGTCGGAAAGGCGTTGAATAAAACCTTGTGCTTCCGGGTTTCTCCCTAAGTTTCTCTGTAATTCATCAACCACTCTACGTGCCGCGTCTAAGAAAGGCCGTGAGTTTGTGATGGTAAGATTAGCAGCTTCTTGAGCTACGGCACCGTAGGCATCTGATGCCATTTGATGAACGTGTTGCGTTCCGCGTTCAATGCCTGGGATTTCAGATGTCAGGATATCTGACACAATCTGATCAGAATGCTCGGCGAAGTTCTCAAAAGCTTGCTCTGTATTGCTGCCTTTTGATGCAATCTTTGCTGTCTTACCACCGTTATTTGCAGAGTTGATAGCTAAAGTGATATCTTCTTCCGCATAACCAAGCTGTCTAAGGTGGTTAATCTTGTCTTGGACTTCCTGTTTTGTGGATGATTGAAGACGTTTAGATCTACCCTGTGTCAAAAGAAGCGTCACAATCTCTGCGGCGGTTTGAGCTAAAACGCCCCCACCTGCGTCTTCCACTCCCTGACCAGCAACGCCACCGGCAATAGCGGGTAATGGATTAACCTGGCCAAATGCTAGACCTGCACCTGTTAGTTTTCCTGCTCTTGCAGCATACTTCCCTTGTGGGGTTTCTGGTTCTCCAGGGCCACCAATGGCTTCATTAAGCGCGCCTAGACTTTTAGATGTAGGAAGTCTCCCGCCAGGCAATTCATCATCGTCTGTCAATGAGGCAATGTCATAGATACTGGGCTTGTACCCTGGCTCATTCATTGCTTGTAATGTGGAATGCTGAGCGAAATTCTTCTGTCTTTCGGCAGCGGGTTGCTCTTGAGAAAGTCCAGCTAGTTCGGCTAAATCCCCCCATGTCCCTCCGGCACCTATAAGAGTTTCCTTGGCATATTGCTTAGCGATATCACCGAAAATCTTACGGTAGCTGTTCTCCATCTCAGGTGTTTTAGGCGGTGGAGTGGCATCAATGTCTAATCCGCCATACAAAGCATCATAGTCAATATCCTCAGCTTCTTCTTCCATGCCGGCTTCTTCATCTTCTAATGCTTGGGATGAGTTTGGATTCATATGTTTTTATATCCTTTCTCTAAGAGATTGGGCACGTTCTTCTCAGGAAATTGCTTGATAGTTCCATCTGGTTTTCTTAAAGGAACGTAACCTGGTTGCACTTTAGATTTGATGCTTTGGAGTAAGGCGGCATCTTCTTTCTTAGCTAGCTGCTCTAGGTCAGTATATTGCTTTCTTAATGTGTCTTTCTTGTCAGAGATCTTGCGTCTAGCCATGTTTTCGGCATCAACGTAGTCAATGTTTCGCACGCCATACTGATCAAAGACATCTTGAATTGCTTGCTTCTCTAGCTTGTTAATCTGGTTGATGATCTTCATCCGACGCAGGATCAGCTTTCTACCTTCCGCACTGTTGGCAAGTGTTGGCAATCGCTGCATGAATCGGTCTAACTCAAAGTTTGTGACGCGGGCACCGAAGGAGTCTTTGGCTTTTACGGTGAAGTCGTTGACAGTCTTAACGAACAACTGTTCTTCCGGAGTGCCTACTTGCGGGATGATTAGGTCGCCGGTCTTAGGATTGATGTTCAGCTTATGTAAACCTTCGCCTACCTTCCCGGAGTCAGTCAATTCATCAAGAAGATCAATAGACATGCCCTCATTTTCCAAGGCGTTTAAAGACTCGGAATTCTTGTTAACCAGAGGAGTTTGTAGCTTAAATCTGTCGTCCTGACGCTTAACTCTTTCTCTAGGTGTAAGACCTTTATCGTAGTCTTCAACATCAGGATTTTCAAAACCTGGAGGCTGAGTCTCGCGCTGTCCTTTCTCAATGACGCTCTCAATAACTTTGGTTTTCCCGCCAACAGGAGAAGCTTTGTAAAGCTCAACATCTAAGTCTGTTGCTCCACCTTTCTTTAAAGCCTCAACTGCGTTGTTTTCTTCTTCTATCTTGACGTTAGCTTCTGCTTGTTTCCTTGTCTCCTGCTCAACGGCCTTCTGTTGTTTTAAGGCATCCTTCTGGAGTTGAGCATTATGCTTCTGCATATTCAAAAGCTGGTTGATAGAGTTAACGCGTGTGGTAGGAGAAATCCCCGGACGTGTCTGTATGTCCATGATGGCATCATCAAGCAGTCTGCCGTCTTCTTTATATTTCCCATAGATCTGGCGTAGTGCATCTGTTTCCTGTGCTTCAACCTGATTCTCACGCTGGCGTTTAGAAAAAGCACTGAGTGTCTGCTCTAAAGAAGTTGCTTCCGTACGCGGAGATGGGTTTAGATCTATAACTTGTACTGATGGCATGTTATCTCCTATGGTTGTCCAGGATATTTTCTGCTTAGATTTGTCGTAGTAGGTGCAGAGGTTCCGCTAAAAGGCTTGCTTTTCAGGAAGTCAGCGAACCATTCTCCGGCAGCTGGGCCAGTAGTTCCAAGAATCTGATCTATGGTGTTAGGTGCTTTAGAACCTGGCTTCTCGTAAGCAAATGTCTGCATCCCAAGAATGTTTTGTAAGGCATTCTGTTTGTTAGACTGAGCATTCTGTTGTCCTTGG